AAAACATTTTTCTTCGCTTGAATATTGATGTAATTTTAAATATGTTTCTGAAACTATATCTTCGCAGTAAGACTTATCAAATATCTTTGCGTATTCGATAAGCTGATTATGATGTTGGTATAGTTTCTCTAACATTTTCTAAAATAAATCAGGAATAGCCAAACCTGAATTAATAACCTTAAATATAAGCCATTGTAAGAACGTGAATAGTTTTTGTAAATATACAAATTTATTTAATACCATAATAAAAATAATCTAATTTTTTTATAATTTCTTTTAATCGTGTTGGATTTTCTTTTGATACATAAAGTTTATTTTTCTCTATTTCCAATTCTTGAAAGGATTGCGTTTTTAAATTCTTCTTCATTTCTTATTAAAATGTATTCGTGATTAAGATTAGTTACTATTTCTTGAAATTCTTTTTGCTTATCGGATTGTTTTCCTGTATCGGTTTTAAGTTCAATAAATAAAACTTTTGAATCTAAAACAACAATTAAATCAGATACTCCCGGCATTGTTCCTGTAGCTTTTAGTTTTTTTGCTTCAATTATATTCCTTGTTCCACCATTCGGAACTGCAAAAATTAATCCTTTACCGTGCATTTGATAATTATTTTTAAACCAAATCACACATTTTTGCTGTAGTAAATCTTCTTTGTTCATTTTATATTACATTTAATTATTTGTATTTCAATTGTTTAAGTGGTTGTAATATTGTAATATTTTTTGTATGTGGAGTATTATATTTTTATATAAAAAACCATTATTATATAAAATGTATATGTTTTTTTAATTCTTACATATATTTTAATAATATTTTATATTACAATATTACAACCTATATAATTATTTTACTATCAGTAAGTTAAGTGTAATATTTAACATATTACATTTATATTACAAATATTACATTTAAAAAGGAACTTCGTTATTATTTTGTACAAAAGTAGGTTCTTTATGTAATAAAATTCCCATTTTTACTTTTCCTTTTATCCTATATGATTTGTAAATTAATTTATTTTTAGTAAATATATCCTTAATATCATACTTTGATACGTTAATTCCAGAGTGTATATTTAAATAATTAAGTATATCGCCCTGATTCATTATTGTTTTTTCGCTGTGCGTTGTTGTTTCTTCGAGAGAAAAATGGCTAAAAAATATTTCTTCTATTGGATTAACGTCTAAATTTGTGGTTGTATGTTCGTTTAAATAGTCTATATCTTCACTTTTGTAAATTTTCCAATCAAAGTCATTTCGCCACAAATTAAAAGCCTCACGCCAAAGAGAATCAGTATCAATTGCAATCATTTTATCATAGTCAATTGATTCTACATTTACGGGAAGTAAACGCCTATTTCCTGTAACATCTTTTAAAACATTAGTTTCGTTAGTTGTTCCGCAAATTGACGCTCTACGTTTAATTTTAGTGTAGTAAGCTGAATAAGGTAATCGTATATCAATCCAATTAGTGTCGGCTACCCTCTTAAAGTCTTTGACATCTTTTGTTGCAAGTCCTCCAAATTCGTCATCAAAACAAATTAAACCTTTTGCAAGGTTGTACATACTATCTTTATCATTTGCGTCAATCTTTTTTTCAATAAGATAATCTTTTAACTCACTTGGTAAAATGTTTCTGAAAAATGAAGTTTTACCTGTACCTTGCTTTTGACCACAAAGTACAAAAGTTAATGGACTTACTTTTGTTTCACTTAATGGACTAATCCAATTGTGTACAGTTCCTACTATCCATTTTTTAAACGCCCAGCGGTTGTATTCGCTTTGTGGTTGTATGCAATTAATATAAGCGTCTATTTGTTCCGTTTTAAATTCTTTGTTGCTAAAAAACGCATTTAATGGATTGAAGTCTTTTGTACTATCTGAATTAATAATATCCCTTACATCTGATTTTGATACATTAAAATCTAAAACCTTACAAGCTGTTTTGTATATGCTATTTAGTTTGTGGTCATCAATTACAATATTATCAATTTTTATTTCGCTTGTAATTGTATTTCTTTCGGGTGCATAGTTTTCAATTATAAAATTCTCGAGCTTTGCCATATTAGACAAATCTTCTTGTATCTTATATTCAATTTTACTTTCGATTAAATCATTTATTAATTTTTCATCTACTTCAATTTTTTGAATATTAAGTACATTTGATACACTTTCAAAAGATGCTTTTCCTTGTGCCTTTTGTACGTTTACAGCTTTTATAGTTGCCTTTGTTTTTTCGCTGTATATTTCAATTCCAGCTTCTTTAACGTAATAATAAAAAGTACTAATAGTTATACCACCTTGTTTACAAAAGTTTTTATAGTGTTTTTCTATTTGCTTTGGGTCGTACTTCGAACCACTTTGACAAATTGCTTTAAAGTAGTCAAGTCCTTGCATTCCAAAGTGTGAACCAATTGCAAAACCTATTTCGCAATATCTTTTATAGTCATCTTGACAAAGGTCAATATCTTTTACTTTATCAATTATATCTGTAAAGTCATCTTTTGCAAATACAAAGTTTTCCTTTTGTACTTCCTTTTTAATTTTTGTTTTAGCTACAAACTTTTTTGATTTTTCATTTTGAAACAAATACGGGTCGTATGATAAAAATCTTAAACGATTTGTATTTTTGCAAGATTGATCAATTATTAAATTAAAGTTATCCCAATAGTACTGACCTAATTCGTTAAAAGATTCTAAAAACTTATTAGGATTAATTTTAATAAATACACATAATCCATCACCACCAAAAGAGCGGTGTGAAATATAAGTATATTGGTCTGCATTTATTTTATTTACTAATTCAAGATTTACATCGTCATCAATATCTAAAACAATTAATCCGTTTAGCTGCTGAATATTTGCCTTATTTTTTTCGCCTTGATTCATAATTGCTGAACCTGTAATGCAAGGCATTTTTTGTTTTAATGCTTTGTATTTTGCTTCGTCTTTTTTTACAGCTCGAGCGTTTAATACCAAGTCTTGATATTTACCTTTGATTATCATTTCACAATAATCGGTACAAAGTATATCTACTTTTTCTTTTGAGCCTACAGAATTGTAAAGGCTAAATTTAATTTGTTCCATATTTTTTATCGTATGCTTTACTTAATATTTTGTTACAATAATTTTTATAAATAACGTTTTTACCTTTTTTTAGAATTGAGCGAATAATTTGCAAATATTGGGGTTTCAAAAGTACGTCAAATCTTTTTTGAAAATTACCATTTTGCAAATGATATTTAAAATCCTTTTCTTCAATTTTACTTTTAGATATAAAATGAATCCATTTTTGAGCTAAAATTTTTAACGCTTCATAGTCTGTACTTCCTTTATTTATAAAATAATTTATATCCATTGTAGGCGGTTCTAATTTAGCTTTTTGACCATTTATTGTAAATTGTTTTGTTTCTTTTTCAATTTCAAAATCAACTTCTATAATTGGCACAACGTGTCCGCAATTTGGACATTCAGTATCTTTTTCATCAAAAGTAAAACCGCACGCTTCACATTCTTGCTGAGGTTCTAAAATTAATTTTATTTTCCTATCACTAAAAATTTTATTCCAATTTCTATCAAAAGAAAATGTATCGTGTTCTTCAATATTATTACCTCCGTCAATAATTATAATATTATCTTTTTTAATCTTATTTGTAATCCTAGCACCACGCCCACAAATCTGAATCCATAATGCAAGGCTTTTAGTTGCACGTGCTACAATTATAGCCTCTACATCACAAACATCAAAACCTTTTGTAAAACAACCTGTGTTTATTAAAATTGCGTCGGGTGTATTCTTAAACCATTCAATTATAGTATCACGTTCGTTTGTATTATTGTTAACTGAATCGTATGTTTTTACATTTTTATCTTTAAATAATTCAGCAAAAATTGCATTCGTTTCTGTTGACGCTGTAAAAATCATAGTCTTTTTATCTTCGCAATAAATTTCGTATGTATTCCTTAACGCCTTTTTATAGTCTTCGTGTTGAAATACTTTTTTCATTGATTCAACTGTAAACTCTCCAGAACTATCCGTTTTTAAACCGCTACTATCAAAATCAATTAAATAGTTTTCATCTCTAACTAAATAATTATTTTCCATTAACCAATTAATAGGTTTTCCACAAATTAGCTTTTCGTAAACATCTGCCATTACTTCCATTGCAGTAGTTTCATCATCTAACTTATATCTTTTTAATCGTACGGGTGTAGCTGTAAATCCTAAAATTTTGGCATTTGGTAAAAAATCAAATAGCTTATTAAAAATCCAAACATGACACTCATCAATTACGCAATATTGTATGTCATTTAATAGCGTTGTGTTTTTTTTAACACGATTCCAAAGAGTTGAAACCATTGCTACAATTACTTTATTTTCAGGAAATTTTTTGTTTCCAGCTAAAACCATACCGACATCAATACCTTGTCTTTTAAAAGTTTCGTTTGTTTGATGCACCAGGTCAATACTATCAACTAAAATTAAAGTTTTAGAATTTAGTTGTTTTATCATTTCAGTAAAAATAACAGTCTTTCCTCCGCCTGTACTTAACTGAATACATAATCTGTTATAGTTTGGAATTTCTTTTAAAATTTCATCTAATAACTCTTGTTGGTATTCTCTTAATTTTTTCATATAATAAAAATCGCCCACAATTTCAGTCAGGCAGGACTTACTTTTGTGAGCGTTTTAAAAAAAAAATCTTTAATTTCTATCGAGCCTGCCTGAACAATAGATATGCAAATATAATAAAAATTTAATACAAAAAACAAAATCCCTAAATTTCTTCAGGGATTTGTAGATCAAATGTTTCGATTAACATTTTTAACATCGGGTGTTCTCTAAAAGGGCGGTTCTTCTTCTGCTGGTGCTACTTGAATAGGCACTGCTTGTACTGATTCGCTATTATTCCAAATAGTTGTAAATCCATCACCAATAAAAATAGTCGGTGCTTTTGCTTCACGTTCTTCTTTTGTTTGAATTACACAAGCGAAGTGAGTTTTATCAATTCTCATATTATCTTTTGTGTAAATAGTTTTAGTTTCTTTTACAGGAACTAACTCAAATTTTACTTCTTGTAATTCTACTTGCTCCCCTTGTTTGTTTTGGTACGTTCTTTTACTTACTAAATTACGCAATTTGGTGGAGTCTAATGTAACTTGAATTTTACTCATGGTTTATTGTTTTTAAGTATTCTCTAATATTTGTAACTCTTTGTTGTAAATCGGCAATTACTTCTTCCGAATAATCAATTTCAAATGTTTTTATACGATATTTTTTATCCATATTATCGTAATTATGTTTATCTTCATAGGTTAGTTCTTCGGGCGTGTTTAAAAGAACATAAGTTAAAACCGCTTTTCTGCAACCTGTTAAGTGCATATAAACTTGTAATTGATAAAAATAATCTTTATTTGGGATTTCAGTTTCAAAAAGTGGAAAAGTAAAAGCATCCCAACTGCATTTTATATCATAAACAACATTATCAACAATTAAGTCAGGCGTTCCACAAAAGAAATCATCTTCGAAGAACTTTTCATTTTTCAAAGTAAATGGTAAATCTAACCATTCTATTGCTTTGTCAATTGCAGTATCTTCTAACTTCAAACCTTTTGTTAAATACTTGCTTTTTATTTCTTTACGGATTCCGTAAATTTTTTCAATTAACCACTCTTTAACGTATGTCTTTGTAGTTTCTGAAAGTAGTTCGCTTTTACTACGTGCGTTGGTCATTATCTTACCACTCGCACTTGCTCTAATTTTAAAGTTCATTTAGTTTTTGTTTTATAGTTTCTGAAATTTCATATTTGTTTGCAATATCTTCAATAGTGAATTGTTTGCTTTTTAACGCTTGACAAACTTTGTCCCAATTTGGGTGCGTTTCATCTAAAGGAATTAATGTCGTGTCTAAAGAATAGTTAATAATATCCTTTCTATTTAAGTCAGAACCAAACAATTTACCAAAAGAATCACAAGCATCTTTAATCGCTATTGTTTTAGCAACAGGAAAAGCCATACTTAAAGCACCATTATTAATATTTGCTAAATCTGCTGGACTTGTTCCTTTAGCTGTTTGTAATTGACTTGCTCCTATTCCATCATGGAAAAGCCATTCACCCGTAATAGGGTGCAAATAATGAACTCTAACAGTTACCCAAACGCCATTAAAAGATTGACCTTGTCCTGTAATTTCTATTTTATAAGATTTAAAAATAGTTTTTAAAAGATATTCAATTCTTTCAATAGGTAGGTATTTATACCCACGAATAAAAGGGTGTTCTTTAACCCACGTTTGGTTAGGCGGTTGATTCATTAAAGTAACAAATATATCATTTTTTTGTACTGATAATTTATCACTATAAATGTCTTGAATTTTCGGAAGTGCTCCCATAATTTTGATTTTTAAAGTTATGCAAATATAACATTATTTTGTTAATTAAAAAAGTTTTTGTTGTGATACGTGGTTTTGTATTCTTTGTACTGCTTTATCGTAGTACTCTTTATCCAATTCACAACAAGTCAATTCAAATCCGTAATCGTGGCAAGCTATTGCAATACTTCCTGAACCTAAATGTGTGTCAAGTATTTTATCGTTTTCTTTAGCGTATTTATCTAACAACCATTTGTAAAGTGCTACTGGTTTTTGTGTTGGGTGTATTCTTGTTTCTTTATTACTCATATCGTGCTGAATCATTCCGTGCCAAGATATATTTACAAAGTCTAATTTATTTAACCAACTAACCCAAGCTAATTCTCCTGTGCTATAAGTAGGCATTGTTACATTCTTATGCCAATAAATCATTCCGCCAACTAAACCAAAATAATTAGCACCCCAAACAATCTGTTTTTTTGATACTCTTTTTAATTCATCAAAATATTCATCTGTGGGAATATCTGAATCCCATAATTGAGAACCGTATTTTTTAGATTTTGTTGCTGATTTTTTAGTTTGCATTTTATCTGTACTATTTTTAACATCTGCATCAATTCCATAAGGTGGGTCTACAATAGCTAAATCAAAATAGTTATCAGGATAACGTGACATCAAAAGCATATTGTCCTCGTTCGTTATTGTTATTTTATCTGTTATTTGCATTTAATATTTTTTTATATAGTTCGTTTACCGATTCTTTATTGCAACCTCTTTTATAGTAGAAATTAATTACTCTTTTAATTCTTTGTAGGTTTGTTTGTTTCATAATCTATTTTTAATATGTTCTACAATTTTTTTAGCCTCTCCTTCTTTTAACGGAATATTAAATAAGCTATTGTGGTAAGTCTCTAAAATTTCAATAGCGTAATCGTCTGCTATTTGTTCGCATTGTTTTGCGTATCTTCCAGCCTCTCCATCTGTATTAATACTTACTTTAGGTTTAAACTTTTCTCTTAATGTCATAACGTACATGTTTATTTTTTATGTGATTCATTTCTTTTGTTTTCTCTAAAACTTCTTTAGCTTTTAAAGTAGTTTCTTTTTGAATTTCGTAGGATGTAGGGATTCGCTTTCCTACTAAAACTATGCTTTTACGCTTGGATAATTTCGACATTAATCTTGTAATTTAATTTTTTACACGCTTTTTGCAAAGTTTCAAACGAACAAACTACTTGATTATTTAAAATATGGTTTAAATGTGAGTAGCTGATTTCTGTTTCTCGAGCAAATTCTCTTTGGCTTATTCCTTCTTTTTTGAAGATTTCTAATAATTGTTTTGTAGTCGGAATTTTTGATAATTCGCCAACCATTTGTAAAGAACAAATTAAATCTTGTGAGTAAAAGCTTTTGTAATCCACATTGAAGCATTTTCA